ATTTGAAAACAAAGGTAGGATTTTTTAAACAAGTTGAAAACGATTCCGATTCTCTTGGCGATGCTCAAATGCTTGCGGCGTTCAAGGAAACCCAATCGTTCTTTTCCAAGCCTATCGACAATCCAATCGGCAATAGAACAATAGAAAAAATGAAAGCAGAAAAATACAAATATCTAACTCCAGAGATTATGTCGATGGATGTATTATCTAAAAAAGTTGAAGGGTGGTATAGAAATTGAAAACATTTATACAATTTATTCAAGAAACATCGGTAACTCCAATTAAATCGACTCAACTTGATTTACAAGAAGCAATCAAAGTCATCAAAAAGAACTGTTCCGATTCATTATGGATGTTTGAAACCAGAACAGCGATATGGAGAGGAGAAAAGCAACAAGATTCGATTTTAGGAAAAGACGGAGTTGCTATTATTGATACAACAAAATCGGAACGAAAAAGTCAAAGTATGAGTAATTGGTATACATTAATTATTGACAATCATCCGAAATATAAAAACTATCCGAAAAGAAGTCAATCGCTCATTTGTGCGAATGATACAGAAATTGCTAAAGAATATGGACCCCCTATGGCGATCATACCATTTAATAATGCTAAAATTGGAATAGTTAATGAACCAGATATATGGGATAAGACGATTACTATGGGAGATGAAGAAATAAGCCTAGTACGCGCAAACAGTTATTTTAGTATGCTTAAAAAATTCGGACTTTCCGATACCAATTGGCAGTCATTCATCGACTTTGACAAGAAACTAAAAACCGACAAAAAATTTAGAGATTCAGTAGAAAAAAGTGTTGAAGGCAACCCTTTAGAGAGCTTATTAGATGATTTTGTCAATAAAGTTATAAAAATGTATGATGATCTAGGATTCGAATTACTAACTCCAAAACAATACGGAGAAAAACCACCTAAAATCAACACGGAAATATGGATTGGTGGAAAAGTTCTATGCCTCAGTGAAAGCGTTTTCGAATCATTGTGTAATGAGTTCAAAAAATAAACCTCATGTACTATTCTACTTTAGAATCAATTAGTTATACGATTAACTTAAAGTAAGATTTATTCTTTAGAATCAATGACTTAACAGAAAAGACGTTTAAATGACGTCTTTTTCTGTTTCCTAATAGTCAGACATGTCAAAAATACTAAAAAACCTGTCAAAACTCATCGTGTCGCATGGTTATTGATTCTTACGCCGACAAAGAATTCTAAACTTGATCCCAAGTTTTGAGCTCTTCGGGTTTGATTGTGTCCGCGCGTTCAAACCCAACCATTTCTTCTTCTGGGTCGATGTGAGAAAAGAACCCAATCGGAGCGAGTTCTTCTTCAACTAAGGATCGTTGTTCGTCTCTAATGTTTTTCATCAAGTTAGAATCGAACAGTTCTTTGAAAAAATCTTGAGTTGCTACCCACGCAAAGATAGCAAGACTCATCACGATGTCATCGTGCATTCCGTCTTCAGCTTCAATTCTGTTTCCAGTTATGCCTTTACGAACGAACGTCGACATTTCTTTAATTGTTTCGAAGTCGTTAATTATAAGTTTACCAGATTCGACCATCGCTTTAAAATCGGCACAAAATGATCTCTTAGTTGAAACCGTTGTTCTTATACCAGGCAAAGCACTATGTGAAGATCCAAGAGAAAACTTACCATTCTTCTTTCCAATCCATAACAGGTTTTCATATTCAAAATCAAAGAAGATTGAATTTGCTACACCTTCTCCGGCATCATTCAATTCTAGAATCATATATGCATCATTATATTGTTTCGCAATTTCAATTAACGGTTCTGGAAGAACATATTGGTTGAGCGAATTGTTTCTGAACAAGGCTACTTGTTTGTATGGAAACGAAGAGATGTCAATAACGTTTGCTGCAGTATAGTCATTCCCAGTTCCTCTCGACGTATCGACAGTCATGAAGTATGTGTGACCATCAATTGGTTTTTCATAAACAGTCAAACCAATATCAGAAACTACAAGTGGAGTTTGATATGTTAGCGTAGCCAATACTGCTGGAGCAATCAGGGTATCTGTGCCACCCATGAAGTTTCCTTCGAACTCCTGAAGGAATGATGCTTCACCAATATTAGCGATCGTCTGTCGCATCCATTCTTCATCTCTCCACGGAACTGCTCTCCATGTTGCCTCATAATGGACATAATCCGATCTTCCTTCTTTCGCATCCATGTAGAGTTTATAAAAGTGGTTCATCTTGTTTGGAGTTGAGGTGATGATGATTCTTGATGAAACACCAGAAGAAATCGTTGGATATACCGACTCCATGAAGTCTTCGGCGATGTTTGTTGGAACGAACGCAAACTCATCCAACATCAAGAACGAAATTGATTCACCACGAATTGCGCTTGAACTCGTAGATGAAGCCATTATTCTACATCCATTCCCAAGCTCAACAGAACCCTTGTTCCATTCCACAACACCTTGCTGCAACCAGTCTGGAAGATATTCGAACGATAACTTATATCTCGCTAAAATCTGTCTAGCCGTTGAGGCTTTGTTCGCTAAAATTGCACACGTCTTGTCTTCATTAAAAAGAGTGAACCAGAGAAGAAATGCTACAGTTGTTTGAGTATTATGATGGAGCAATCCTTCCGCAAAGAATGTATGATTGCCACTAACGGAAAGATCATACATATGTTCTTTCCTGTCGGTTTTGGTTACCCCTATAACTATTTCTTTGTCATATTGTCCAATAATAACATCACCAGGAATCAAATCTTTGACAAAAACTTCCGAATGATCATCCCTAAAAACAATATGAGTATCTGCACATTCAATCGAACAGTTTAACGTATTTAATTTATATACATCATATTCAACAGTTTTGTTAATATGCGTGATATCAACCCAACCAGACTCGGTTTCAATTTCCCAGTCAGATATTTCGATTGAATCGACGAACTTTCGTTCTACTGTGTCAGAAAGTTGAAGCATTGACCGATTGCCTAAACTTCTGCCACGCATACAATTCTCCCATTGTGAGTTCGACTATTTCGCCAGAAGTTTTGTTTCTAATCTTCACAATAGTATTTTCAGAACAACACTTTCCATTCTGCCTGCCAGTCTTTGCACAAACGAAACGATTCTCGTGGAACAGTTTTATCAGATCTTCTTGAAATGGATATAAAAGGAACGGTTGAAGCCCATTATCTAGGGTTACTATTTTAACATAAGTCTTGACGAAATAAATTGGGTCATCCATGCACTTGGTGATTTCGTCAATCATCCAAGGTTCATAGTTGATTGCGACTCCAGCCGCTTTTAGATTCGTGCCAAGATAGGTCTTTTTTTGTGGGGCGGGTAGATTAGCTGCCATTACTCACTTCACATTTAATACAAATTTCTTGCCAACTGTAGATCTTCTGATACAGTCGTCCACAAATCGGACAACGAATCATTGAGATTGGTTTTGTTGTGGAGTTTGTTGTGGGTTTTGCTGAAGAGACCATCGTTTGCTTTGTTGATCCTCAATGACAGAAATTCTCGAAATAATCATTGATTCTGCTTTCTTCAACTCTTCAATGTTATTAAAGACAAACCCGATTGCGGCAATTGCAATCGTTTGTACGATTCCAAGAATCCATGCGCCAACTCTCCACATCCCCTTCCCAGTATCAATTAGCTCTTGCTCTCGTCTAGTATGAGATTCATATTTAGTCAAGTGAGTGTCGAGTTTTTCTGCAATATCATTGATCGTCGTCGTGTTCGCAATAAGAGACGCATTTATTTGTTGGAGAACAATTAAGAATGCACGATCTTTAGGGTCGTTCTCTTGCTCTATTAAATCTAAAATCTTCGATTGATTTTCAGCAATATTGTCAGTTGCTCGTCTTTTGTTAAGTTCAACCACGGCTAAGTTTTCCAAGATCAGTTAATACTCAAGTATTTATTGTATTGGTGGGAGTTCTCGAGTCGCTATAGATTTTCATAACGACTCCTTGTAAAGCAGACAACGGTACACCAATTGCGGCAATGATAGCGGCAATATCTGTTCCTGTTCTTGTGCTAGTCTCAGCGAAATGCAATGACCAGTTTATGAAGTAGGTGGTCATATAGAGCATAACGACATACGAAGCACGACGAACGACCATTCCACGATCAAGAATGACCCAGAATCCCTCGAGGGATTCATTTAATATTTTCCAGAATAACTTAATCTTTTCCATCTAATTTATACTGAACGGTCAGTGGCGATCCTACTTCTAGTGGTTGTCATTTCTTAAGCCAAGATTTCTGTCGAACGCCCTGTGGCAAGCAATTTAGCAGCTTCTAGTGCCTTCACTCCGGCGATTGTTGATGGGTCATCGAGGTTTATTTCCTCTGCGAGTTTGAACTTGTCTAGCCAAACTTCAACCTGAACATTCGATTTGGCTGCCGTATAAATTGCAGCGAGTTCCGCGTCTGTAAAGCGGTTCATGTACTCAAGTTTGGTTAGTGTGCGAACACTGGGAGTAGTTACGATTGGTTCTTTGACCAGTCTATAAAATGGATAGTGCTCGGCACAAAAATCTTCGCTGGCCTCAATTGTATTGACCACATTACCGTCTACTGCATCAAGGATTTCGTATCTCATTAAAAGATCTCCAAAATTACTATACCATCGCCGCCAGCACCAGAGATTGCTTGGTAGCTACTATTTGAATTGACGGCACCGCCACCACCAGCCCCTCTTCCGCCACTGCCGGCGGAGCAGGCGGCAGCGTTGTTGGTGCCGCCTGCTCCGCCGCCGCCACCAAATCCACCGGCGCCGCCGTTGGTGGTGGCGGCGCCACCGCCACCATCAGCAGCGGCGGTGCCGCTGATGCTGCCACCACCACCGAATATAGGAATTACACTATAAGCCAATGCCGTAGGATAGGAGCCGTCTGTTTTGCCAAGTACACTCGGTCCACCAGTAGCGCCATTATTGGGTCCACCAGCACCAGCACCACCACCGCCGCCACCACCGGCTATTGAAGCTGCTAATGGGCTTGCCCCACCGCTCATATAATCATTAGTTACAATGCTCCCACTGGCAAAGGCTCCAAAACCAACGTTTATGGCCCCACCACCCGTTGAACTAGCACCAGAATTACCGCCGGAGATAGTGGTCGACCCACTGCCCCCACCTGTTAGGTTCAGGTCGCCGCCAGAAGCCGTGCCACCAGACGCACCCGAAACAGAGCCAGACGCTTGCAACCCTCCCCCGCCACCATTGGCCGTCAAAGTCGTAGAACCAATAACAACTGTTGTATTTCCGCCTGCATTACCATTTGCTGCAACGTTAGCAGCAGGAGCGACACCAGCCCCGCCGGCCCCAATCGTACAAACAATGGATGTCCCTGCCGCGATATACATTTCTTTAATACACGTGCCGCCAGCCGCACCGCCGGAAGCAACGCATTGATTAAAAAAAGTTGATGACTTCGCCGCACCAGACCCGCCAGCGCCAATTGCTGTAATACGATACATTCCAGAAATTTGCGCAGTGATTGTCTGGCTAGTTGTTACATACATAACTTGCTTACGGCCGAAACCGGGGTTAAGAAATTGCTTCAGGTTACTCATTAGTAGATTCTCCAGGTGGTTCCATTGTAAACAAGGCCAACGCCGACATTGTTGGTGGATAGCGTCATGTCTTCTGAAAGGCCCATGATGGTGCTGCCGTTCCGACTAATTGTCAGGTTGTTAGCTTGGAAAGCGCCACCACCGTCAGAAATCTCAACATAATTGTTCATTGATGGACCAGCTGGAAGAGTAATAGTAAACGCTCCACCTGTTGTGTCGGCTGATATGCGGTTGCCAGATACTGCGGTATAGTTTGCAGTTACTCGCAACCAACTTCCTGTCGGGCTAGTCGAGAACATTCCACTCATTAGACTATCTCCACTCCAGAAATAGTACAAGAAACCATCGCCCCAACACTTGCCCCACCACTGATTATATTGGCAGCTGATAAAACAGTTGATAGAGATAGTATAAATGTTTCTCCAGCAACCAATGATTTTGCTGCTAAAATAGTTTGAGCGACTGTAGTTCCATTTCCAGCACGAAGCGTAACAGTTCTGCTAACAGAGTCAGTGTTACAAAGAACGATTTCTTTTACTATTGTTGAAGTAGATGCTGGAACTGTATATAATACGGTTGTTAAAGTCGTACTCAATGCAGTCTGTGAAAGTTGTTTTGCTGTCAGTGTAGACATTCTTTACATTCCCATCCAAAAAGCGATATCCGCATATCCATTATTTATACCAGAATGGCTGTGATCGGCCCTTGCATATTTCAACGATGACCCAATAGCAGCAGTGCCGACAGTTACCGGAGTCGTCGTCCCAGCTTGACCAATCACAAACGCAGTCGTTGCACCTTGGGTAGTGTTCGTATCTGGTGCCGCAGTTGACATCGAGAATGATTGTGATGCGGATCCAGCAATATTTGCAAAAATATTCACAAAGTATGAAGACAATGTTGCCTTCAGGTTCGCCCACGTAAGTTTCTTCAATGTCCAACTAGACGCGCTATCTGAAATTGCTAATTCGTCTGCATCAACTGGAGTGGTCTTTGACGTAGCCCCATGAACATTGGAAGCAATATCCGCCTGAGCAAGAGTTGCTTTTTCGGCGTCTAATTCGGCAATTGCGCTCTGGACATTGGTAGATGACACTCCACCAACGGGAGAAACCGGAATTGCCGACGCATTTGGAACTCCACTTGAAACCAAAGCATCAATTTCAGACTGAATGTAAGAAAAGTTAGCATCCATCTCCTCGATTGTTAGAGGAGATCCTTTTGTTTGTCGAAGAGTTATTGCCATCTAAATATTATCCTTGTGAAACTATTTGCCAAGCTGAACCATCCGAAATGAGCCGTGCCCATTTTCCAGAGGTCGCTGGCAATATCGAAGTCGACGGAGACCCACCAGTAATTGGAACTACGTTCGCATTTGCAGAATTAACCGCATTTGCCGTAATTGTTCTAACATTAAGAATTCTATTTGGATAAGTCGCCGCAGACGGTAATGTCAATGTAACGGATCCAGCATAATTTATTGTCAAGTAAGAATCTGTTGTAAGAACTGAATAAGTAGCAGATGTCACATTAACAAGAGATGCAACTCTATTAGAAGCAACTTCGTTCACTGCACTAACAACCGAAGTCTTTGCATTCGTGTTTAGCGTCGAAAGGTCGCCAACAGAATCTACTAAAAGATTGAAATTCGCAAGCCACGTCTTGAATGATGAAAAACGGGTGATATTTGGTTTAGCCATCTTACAATCAATCCTTTGTAGTCAACATCTGAATTATCATGTTCATTTTTTTGTCTAACTCGGAAATGGTACCTTTTAATTTCATGAGATCCAATTGAGTTTCTTCCAAGGTTGCTCTATGAATTCTTGCCATTTCTCTTTGTTTAACAAAATTCTGATAATCGTTTAGATTAGTATTTATTAAAGCATTCGAAGAAGAGTCCCGAACGAGACCTTCTTCGTCTTTTACTTTTATTAAACTCATGCCGTTGCAACCGCGCGGAAGTCTTTTAGAATTGGATACATTGCGGAGTTACCTATATCAGCCTCTCCTCTCATAACAATCTTAAAATCAAATACCGTGAATGGTGAATCGGTTTCAATGTCATAAACAAATTCTTTGAAATCTGCTGGAGTCGACGAAGTAGCATCCGCTGCCGCATAAGTTTGAATCCATGGTTTTGATTCGTGAGACTCTTCACTTATATCAGAAACTCGATAGAACAACAATAATTCGGAACCTTGTGGTTTGCTTGCACCCAAGAAACACCTTAGACTAGTCGCTGGAGTAACAAGAGTTACTTTATTCGTCAGGTATGCGCTTGGATTAACCCGATTTATTCGATGCCCAGTTGCGGACAACGATGCCATTTCATTCTTAACCCATGGGGAAACGTTTTCATTAGATGAAGATAATACTATATCAACATCAACTGAAGAAACTCCATTCATTTTTGCCCATTCGTTTGTTTTATTGGCAATTAACATCGTTTGCTTGAACATAATATAGTTCAAATTGTCGAACGCTGTCGACGATGTATCTTTCGAATAAGGAATTTGAACAGTTGAGCATGGGCTTTGACCAGACGTAAATCTTGCACTTGACTGAATAGTTGTTCCATCAAGTTTACTGGAACCGATGTCAAACATAACTTGATCCATCAATGTATTGCCATCTGCCCATACTTCCCCAGATCTATCAAGTCTTACAGTAGTAGACCCCAATGATGCTGGCATGGAATAATTAATATTGAAACTCAAGACATCATCGACTCCTGTTGATTCGTTAATAACAGATATGACATCAAATGTTCCAGTCAACATATATCCGGTAATTCCAGTTCTAGAATCGACAAATTCTGGATTTACTGTTATTGGAAGTTTGCCAGTTGATCCGTTATTTCCAAATCCATGGTTTTCCATAACCATATCAATTCGAACGGTTGTGGCATTTACCATCGACGCACTGAACACAGAAGTATTGGAATGAAAATGTCTTCCAAACGCGTTGTTAAATTTAACTGTTCTATTTCGGGAAATGTCAAACTTTGCGAAGTTTAATCTAAATTTCAAATCTTCTTTTTGTTCGGCAGTCCATGTTGTGTTGTTTTGTGATTTAAACAATGACCCAAGGTTAGGTTGTTCATTGATAATTTTGTTACTGTCAACTGCTTTCTCACCGAACTCTGATGCCCAGATTTGATATCTTTTGGACATCGTTCTAACGACAAAACAATACTGTCCATTTTCTTCAAGAAAGACTGGTTCATCTAACCTGAAATTAGTTGCAACAGATGAGTCATTTGACGTTAAAATATCTTCCGCATTCTTAACAGCGGTTGAATAGACATCAGACCCTGGATATCCGTTAACAACATTTCTTATCTCCAATTTGACTGGAACCGTATCATCTCTTTTTGCAAAATAAAGATCGACCGAAGTTAGAAACCCGCCTCCAGCAAATGCATCGCCTTCTAAGAAGAATGTTTGTGCAACTGGATCAGACCAGCTATTAGCTGGTGGTGGTGACGGTGGAGGCGGAGCAGCTAGTGGATTGGAAAGATTGTAATAAAAATTATCAAGAGATAAATCTATCAAATCTCCCATCCACATATATGATGTCCAATATGTATACGTAGTTTGATATGTGTTCAATGTTCCCTCTGCGGTAAAAATAGCAGACCCGCCAGTAAGAGAAGTAACAGTTGAATCGGTCGTATCTGTAACTTGAAATTTTCGTTGACCAGTTCTGAATGTTAAAGGAGGAACAATAAAATCTAATAAAAATTCACCGTTATCATTGGTTATGATATCGTCACCAAATACTCCAGTTTCTCCACATGTCGATCCGGAAACTGGAGCTCCAGGTACAACCGCAGTGCCAGATTTTGTAATACTGTTCATAAAAAATAGAGATTGTGCAATAATTCGTGCACTATCATTTGAAAATATAGCAGACCCATCGGCAAGTATTTTATCCTTCATCCAACCTTGAACATTAAGAAGTACTTCTGGAAAGACAGTTAATAACTCAATTGTAGTATATGTTCTCACGACACTATTTCTGGTATCTGGCGGTCTTTCAGTAAACGTTGAATTTGGTTGATACTTCAACGGAGGGACAGCAACACTTGTTACTGGTCTAACCAACTGACCCACATACAAGTCGTCGAAAAAACAAAATAATTTTGTTTTAGGTTTGAACCCAGATCCATATATTCTGATCACAATTGATCGCATATAAGGAATCTGAGTAGAGGAAACTCGATCGGTCTCGACGGAGATACCCGATCCTATATTATTATACTCTGCCATTGTTATATTGTCCGATATGTTCGAAGTATTTATATGGTGGCGCCGTAAAACCTTGGCCTTCGGGCCAGGGATATAAGGCGTGCTTTTTAACCTGTTCTAATAGTATTTATATGGTGGCGCCGTAAAACCTTGGCCTTCAGGCCAGGGATATAAGGCGTGCTTTTAATTTGTATAAATAACCATGTAATGACGAGAACCAAGTTATTACTTATATCACTTAGTGAAAATGATTTTGTCAAAGTAACTAGAATAGTCGCAAGCAACAGGCGACTTGGGAGAAATCCCGATGGCCCTACAGAAAATGATCATTAAAATCGAGAGATCCAATGTTGATGCGTTGGTTGATCATGGGAGTGGGCAAGCTACGTCCTTTAGAACGTAGCAGTTGACATAGTTGAGCACAATGTCGAAGTAGTCGTGCTAATTGCTTAAGACGACGACACTGCTGGAGCTTGCTATATTGACGGAGGTTGAGTAACATCGATGCTACCAACTATTATTACGTATCCAGATACTGCTTGCATCGATAACGTTCCAGTTCCAGTCCCCGCTCCTTGATTTATCTGGTAAATAGGCAGATTCGTTCCATACATCTTTCGATGGGAAAAGTTGGATCTTCCCTTCCCAGAAATAACTATCATATGGTTGAAGGTTAACAGTATGTGTTGCGTAAGGTTGTGTAATCTTTGTCACTTCTGTATATGGAAGCATGATTTTATTACCCACCTTCGCAACATCGTCACTGTCAAGCTCATTGAATAGAAGTGGAATATTCTCTCTGATTTCTTGTGGATAAACCGATTTCATTTTGTAATATACAGTACAATTGAACTCTGGGTTTCCTTGATTACCACTTTCATATGAGTCAAACGAATCAACAAAGAATCCAGATTTAAATCGGTCTAACCCAGTTTCTGCATCTGTGATTTTTAGATTTTTTGTATCCATCTCCAAAAGAGACATTGTAGTATAGTTCTCAACATTGGTAATTCTAGCATCAAGTTTTCCAATGTCTTGCATGGTATATCGACGATTATCATACATCTTTATCAAGATGTCTTTATTCGTATACGTATATGGAAGAACTGTTATATCCGCAACTGGCATTGACGAGTCGAGAGCTTGCGGTGCAGTAGCCGACCCAGGAATTCCTTTGAGAAGTCTAAATGTTCCGTCACTCATTAAAATTAACTTGTCGATTCTGTGCATATAGTATTGATAACTGAAACTGACTCTAGATTGATTCAAAAGAAAACTAGATGACGAACCATTCTCGATTGGCCTAAAGTCGAGACAATCACGAAGATTATATGTATTTCCACTAATTTTCGACACAAACTGAGGAATCTCTTCGAATACTGGATAACTGTTTACGCTTATATAATCACCTGAGGAATGACTAAAATATTCATATGTAACACTGATAACTCCGCCCGATCCATGCGGCATATTTGCACCGGGTTTTAGCATAATAGATCCCAATTTATAAACATAATCACGTTGTCCGTTATCAAACAAGAAATCGGATGTGATGTCTCTATCAAAATTTCCAGGATCAGTGATAGAAACAATTCGAATTACGTCTGCTTTCGTTAGATTTACATATGAAGTTGCAATCGACGCAATGCTAACTGGCTCGTTCGTAATTGTTGTTTTTGTTTTTGTTTTTTCAACCACATTAGTCTTATAAATTGGAACTAAGAATGTTGCAGTAACACCAGCAAAATTCGATGCCGTTAGCCCAACTGGTGACCAAATAAAACTCTTTTGATCAGAACTGATAGCCATTTGAGTTGGGAGCATTGACATGAATCCGGCAGATGTTCCAGATTGGACTACCCCAACATATTCCGAAAGATTGGTTTCAAGGCTTTCGTTTGTAGCAGTCACTGTTCCAGATGTAAATACTCCGTTTGAATCTGCAATAACCTGAACTGGTTTCAGATAATAAAAACTTACTTCTGATTCATTCGATGCGTTTCTTATACTCTTAATATACTGGTTCGGCAGCGTAAACAATGTTGGAATATTTAATGCATCTCCTGTTATATTGTTAGAAATTACACTTTGGACAGTCGCAGTCTTAGTTCCAGACGAGATCAACTTTCCTTGTCTGGGAATCTGGTTTGCTGAATTATGTCGATAAACAAGGGCAGTTGCTAATTCTGGAATCCAACGATAAATTGTCGCAGTTCTAAGTGTTTGTGATTCTGTAATTATATCACCAGTTATAAACGGAGTGGTAACATTTATAAGGGAAACTGCATGAAGAACAACTCCATGATTTGACGCAGAATTTTTCCAAACAGCAGATTCAGATAATTGATGCCCAGGATTCATCGACAACGTGTGAATATAGAACCGATATGCATTTATATTTGGAGTTCCAGGTTGACCAAATAAGTCTTGATCCAGTTGAACTCCACGAACAGTTGCAGTGCCGATCTGAGTTGTAAATGCAGTGTCTGAAAATAAACTAATTGAGAAATTTGTGGTTGCTGGAATCCCAGCAGTTAGTCCAGAAATAAACCCAGCAACCCAAATATACTGACCACTATATGCAACTAAAGATTTGTCATCTGTTTGGATAATGTGATCGGTTCCACGTGCTCTAACGCCCGTGACATATTCGTTTGATATAGTTTCAATTTCGTAACCGCGAACATATGATTTACCAGGGCCGATGGATAATGCAAACCAATCTGGATTGCCATTGATAACGAACCCCTGCGAATCTCCTTGGGAAAGTTTTTGATGGTTTAACGCAACAATTTGATATGGAGCAACTGAATAATCGCCAGATTCATCATATGTACGACGTGCTAATGTTCTTTCAAGATCGGAATATTCAGAATTGATTTTATGAACTTTAAGAATTCCATTTTCAAATCTAAGAAGTTCGATGAATATTTTTCCAGTCAGATCTGTTGTCAAGTCATACGATTTAAACAGGAGAGAAATCTTTAGACGATCGGCTCCAGGTGCATTTTCGTTAGGAGATCCCATTGCATTGTCATATAGAGATTCATCGTCCATATGAGTTACGATTTCTTCAATTACTTCTAATCCAACCGTAACACTTAACGTCGATGCATCTGTTCCCATCTCAACCGTCTGTGCGTCAACACCAACGAAGAACCCATTAACATAATATGTTCCATCCGCAATGGACGCAAGTTGGCCAATACCAGTATGGTTTGTTGCGTTTGGTTGGCCATAGACAACTTGGATCCCCGGAGCGGCCTCGACATGAAATGCTTCGGTATTGTTGAACTCTCTTGTTGTGCCGAGTGATCCAGAATTAAGATAATTTAAATAAAACCTATATTCGGTTGTGTCGGTTACAATAAAGTTGACTCGTGCTCGCAATCCAGTCGAATCTTGAACAATCACATTGTCGAGATATTGCGTCGGGTCAATTGCTACTCCAAGATATGTTTGTTGAACACGGATAAATGGCACTGGCTTATATGATGTACCACCTGGGCGAACTACGGACCCATTCTTGAAGATATGATCGCCAAATTGATTGATTTGGCTTTGTTGAATTGATTGTGCGGTGTTCAGTTCTCGCGCTTGCACTGCGACTTCGGGCTTGAACAAAACACGATGAAAATGTTTTGTTTTATCGAAATCATCAAAATATGGGGCGATCCCCGTGTTCATCTTTTCCATGTGGCTTGAAACCCTATCTTATCTTCCGGTGTTAAAATGTTAAATGAGTTGCCAACCGCGAGTAGAATCGACATAAGCAAATTCTCTCGAGAAATTGTTTGTGCTCAGTGTCATATCCTGAGCTAGACCCATAATATTTGAACCATTTCTTGCAATTGTTAAATTTTTTGTAGCAAATGTTCCAGCATAGTCGTTAACTTTAATTGCCATTCCAACTGTTGGGGAAGCGGGGAGTGTTAAAGTAAATGCAGCAGAAGTTGTATTTGCTAAATATCTTCCGCCATCTGTTGCTATGGTGTTTCCTGTTATAATAGTCCAAGCAGAGAACGGTTTAATAATTAAACCGTTCTTCCCAGCAATATTGCCACTCTTGTCTACAGAAAAATAAACAATTCCATCGTTTCGAACTCGAAAGACATCGTTGTTCTCATCTAAATAAAAACCAGTTCTTGCAACAGTTCCAGCCAATAATAGCGCCCCACCTTGAGTCGAAACCGTTGCATTCGGTCTGACAGTAAGGTTATCGGAAGTTACTGTGCCGTCAGATCCAATATTTACAAAAGAAGTGTTACCAATATAGAACTTCAACGATCCGGCGTCTTGAACATTTAAAGAAAGTTCACCCGTCCCCCTATGTGTAATAGTCGAATTGCCATTGACCGTTGAAGCCCGTTGCAATTGAAGCCCAAATGTTGTATAGGTTAAATCTCCAATAAGATTAATTGAAGAAGTACCAGCAACAGTTCTCGATGCCCCAATATTTAAATTTGATACATATGTGGTATTATGTTGAAAGATTCCGAACACGCCGTTATTTGCGGCGACAGATTTTGTTCCAGCAGATACTAAACTGACTTCGCCGGCGGAGCCGTTAAATATTCCAGTCTGGATATCCCCAGTAAAAAATAATGATGGTGAAGAATTGGAACCAGCTATAAGGCCCAACGCACCAGTCATCGTTGATCCAGATTTATCGACCTTTCCAGAAAGGGATGTAGTAACAGAGCTACTTAGAGTTGAAATGCCACTATCGACATAAAGTTTTGTTGCAGCTTGAAGATTAACGGTTGGCGCGCCGGAAAGAACCAACGGACCAGACATCGTCGATCCAGTAAGTAAAACTGCCCCAGTCGGTGACGCAAGCTGTGAATCTACATATAATTTAGTTGCCGCATGTAAATTTTGAGTTGGCGCACCAGAAAGAACCAATGGTCCCGTCATCGTATCGCCAGCCTTATTTAACTTGCCTGTGCTTAATTCGTCAAAGTTCGTGTCAAGCTCACTAAAGGTAAGTGGCAAACCTTTATCTCTTCTTAATGTGATTGCCATTTACGATTCCTTAGAAGTCGACAACAAGACCGATGGTTTCATTTTGCGTTGGAGATCTGGTAATTGCTAACCGATAATCTCTGAACAATATTTCACCAGTAAACAAATTAAATTCTGGATTGGTAATCGTATTTATTGCTCCAGATGCAGTTGATGTTGCGCCGACGACGGTTTCTCCGACTACAAATGTTCCAGAAACATGATTTACTCTAGCAGTTTTTGAAGACGAATTATAATCAATTACACTAGCAGTTGCTCCACTTGTTTGTCCGGTTACTGTTTCGTCAACTTGATATTGAGCAGTGGTTGAATTGAATGTCAATCTAGTTGAGAGATCGTATGCTGATCCAGATATAGGAATGTTTCCAGCCGCCATTGGATTTCGAATCAATATAATTTTTCTATAATCATTTGATGTCGTAAACTTCTGTGACTCATTATTATTAAGAGTCATCATAATCATCACTCGGTTGCCGCCCAATTCCTTAACAGCATCTTTTCCATGTCCACCAGTTGGCGGAATGATTGCTCTAGCAGTCGCCCCAGCACCACCGCCACCACTAATCGTAACGGTTGCCCAATTATATCCCGACCCAATTGATGTCATTGTAATTGATGTTACGAAACCACCAACTACATTAGCAGTTGCTGTAGCCCCGATACCATCTCCAACAATTTTAACAGTTGGGGTTCCAGTATATCCAAAGCCTTGATTTATGACTTTAATAACGTGAATCGCGCCGTCAATTGCCGATTGTTGAATTGTCCATTGTTGTGACCCGTCATCAGCCGATAGAGTGCTAACTGGAATCCAATTATTAGTTAAGAATTGAGCATTACCAACAGAAAACATATACTTCCACAGATATCCATCCGCAGTTTGAACGACATCAGTTACATTGGAGATAATTGGAAGTGTCGGTTGAGAAACAGACGCAGCATTGTTGTTATTCGAAATGCATTTCCAAACTCTATTGTCTGGAGTCCTGACATAGAACTCTTTGACATATAATGTATTATCGATATCGTCATACATCGAATAAACAGTTCCAGATGTCCATTCAACTCTTGGAATGACAAACGACACGTCTTGCGACGCAATCTTCTTGGCCGCAATAATATCTCTATAATCGTTATAATAAGAAGAAATGTTATCGAGTGGAATATCTGGAGCAGTCTCAGAATTCCATGGTGTTTGTTTTCCAATTGCTAAGTATACGTTATCCTGACCTTCTTCAAACGCTTCAACAAATTGCGAAGCACCGAAAAAAGACATTTCCTTGGTAATAATTGCGCTCATGATTTAATCCCAATTTTAGCTTATTTATCAGACGGCGGTATAGATATTTGTGTGTCGACAATCGTATGCGGATCAGTTTCCATTGCACCCAATGGCGAAACAGTTGACCGATAATCCTCTCCAGAATTATTAAAATCAACCGTAAATACATCAGTGTCGGTTTGTTTAATAATTTTCGATGTTTTGATTGGCCCGAACATATATCCTTTGAGAGTAAATGTCAAGTTCCATTCAATTGTTCGCACATCTTCAAAATTACCTTCTGCGTCGTCCGAATAAGAAACATCATTCAATACGATTGGAATATCTCTGACAATCCCAAGAGATGGAATTTCATCTATTGCAATTGTATATTCAGGTTGAAAGAATGGCAAAATCTGTTCGACAATCTGGAGAGAATCTTCAAAATGACTCGTCCAAATATTTAACTCGAAATCGAGATTGTATGGTGCGGGCGAATACATCATATTAGACACTAACCCAGTCGAGTCAATTTTGGTAGTGTTTAAAGAATTCTGTTTCCTTGTTCCATCATATGACAAGCTAGTCATAACGAACGCCATTCTTGGCAATGTTGTTCTGAACGTATTGTTCAAATCTATGTTTTG